TTTTTTTTTTTTTTTTTTTTTTTTTTTTTTTTTTTTTTTTTTTTTTTTTTTTTTTTTTAATCTATATTTTTAAAGTGGGCCGTTGCTGGCTTTGGTTTATATCGTTTCAAAACGAAAGAAGACTAGGCTTTCGCCACGATGGAGCAGAGCCTTTGGTTGGGTTGCTGTCATCTCCGCCGATTCTTTTGAAGCGTTATATGCCAAAAGAGGTGCCAAATCAGTCTGCGAGGGTGCTGCACTGCACCAACGGTGTAGATCGCGCCACTGATTGTTGTTTCGTCAAGCGTCCAACGACTGCATTGCGATAGTTACCGTGGGTGTGATTCCCAAAGTACCACTCGCATCCTGGGTTAGGGCACTGGTGCTCCCTCTGACTATGGGCCTTCGAGCTCATAGGGTGAGTATGGATATACCATTGCGCGCATTTCCAGCATTTATGCTCGTGTCGTACGCTTGGTACAGTGGGTGGTAGTCTACCATCACGGTAAACGACGGCAACGCCTGCTCCTGCAGCCTCGTTGACGCCGCCACTATGAGGTGGCCCAGTCCACTGGTCGACGCCCAGGGTCTCCACACCCATTGTGTGGCCAGACGTCACCTTGCGCTCATGCTCTTGCTTAGCTCGCTTCTCTCGGACTTCGTTCTCACGTTTCTCCAATTCTTGCATACAGTTGTACTTGCACCTGCAGTATCCCTTGAGGAAGGGGTGACCTGCAGCTGCCTGTGCAATAGTTGCAACATCGTAATCGCTATACTCCGACATCAATTCTCCGTTACGTAGGGTCTCCCCATACCAGCGAATTTTTTCCATCCCTTTAATCCGGACATCTTCTTGGTCTTCAAATTTATATACGTTCCCGAAGAACATTAAATATATTTCAAGCCATGTGAAGAAGGCATATTTCGTGTGTTTACCAGTTGATAAAAGTAACTTCTTAAGCCTCTCAAAGAAGATTGGTCCATGATCAAAAGCCAGGAGCAAAGTCGCCTGGATGGACTCGACTACCGCGTATGTTTCTTCTCCTTCGTTTATCCATAGGGGGCAGTCAAATAGAGACCTCACGTTGACGGGTGCATAAAGATCGCGTGAAAAGACTTCGTGCCTCGTCCATCCGCGCGATAAGAATTCGAACTCTTCAAATTCGTCGTAAGGTCTTATGTTCTCAAAGTTTTTGCTACTATCCGAACACAGTATATTGTAAGTTTTCAAGTGCTCACAAATCTTAGTGCAATTGTATTC